GAGTAGACCGCGTGGTTTCAGGGGTGGAAAAGCCTCAAAAAAAGGAAGAACAACAAAAAATACGTTTAGTAATGGTGTCACATCTTTTGCTGCCCCCTATGCAAATACCATTAGGACAATGAGTAATCTTGAGAGACAAGAAAAGTATCAAGGTAAGCCTACAAAATATTCTAATGTAGTATCTGGTCCTCTTGGTGATTCTCTCCATACAATTCAATCATCCACCGACCCGTTTGGTCATTCTAAAAGAAGGTCAAGACACGCTCATAGACATGCAACAAAACTTGGTAGAATGAGGCCACCTCATGACCCTCAAGAAAAGGGTATACTTTCAGTAAATATGCTGAACACAGGACGGCATCCGTTTAGCCATAAAGTCAGAGATGGAAAGGAATGGAAGGGTTCTATGGGGCGTCTTCAAGGGGGAGGGGGCGACTTAGAACAATTTGTTGAAACAAGAGATTTATCCGGTGACTTTGATTATGAAACAAAAATAGGTGACATAGAGAGTTTAATGCTTTTACAAGAGGAAGACGAGAGAAAACTGGAAGAAATGAAAGAGCGAGGGGAGGTAAACCCCGAACTCATTAAAATAATGGATGAACGACACGAGGAAATCCAATCCATTGAGCAAAGCCTACGAGAATATGAGCATTCTGAGCAATACGGTGATGTGTATACTAACAAACAACGACTTAGAGAGTTTGAGCATATAGATAAGAAAGATGCTGCTGATAATGCTGCACACATTGAAATGGCAAAACGATTACTTGCCACGGTTCCTTCTGATAAGATGCCTGACCCTGAACAAGACCCTACTGGTTTCTGGAGTATTTCAGCAAGGGCCTTAGCAGATGCTGGGCGAGTTTTGAGAATGGCAGACCCACAAGATGGCATTTTCACTTACTCATATGGTGGAAAAGAAGTTGAAAAGAAAAGTGCGAGTGAGGCTTTCTCTTCTGAAGGTAATGTGTTTGACCCACATGCAAGAGTGGGAAATATCGTAAAACGATTTGGTGTCGAAGTTCTTCCTGAGAGCAACCCAATTACTGTTCTTCAAAATCTCGGTCTTCCAAATGATAAGTATCACAACGACATGATAGAACGTCTTCTTGACCATGCAAGAACTATTGGTCCAGTGAGAGTCATGACCAATTCTGCGGTGCACAGCACTGGTGTCCCTTTGACTCCAAGGGGGAGCATGGCGTTTCACGATGCTTCAATTGAAAACCACCAAGACGCTTTTACTGACTATGTAAAGCAACAGCGTGGAACGATTAAACAGAAGACAAATGAATTACGGAACCGTTACGAGGGGCCTCTTTCATTGATACCTTCTATCATGCGCCGTGACCAGAAAGCGACTGAGATAAACAATCTAACTCATATCCCATTGACGCCTGTTGAAATGTCACAAAGACAAGAGAGTGTATATGGAAATGCAATGAGAGGCACATCAAAGAATCCTAACATCAAGGCTACAAAAAATAGAATCCGTTCAGCACTTCATGATTTGATTGTGGCTCACGGGGAGGAAGAGGAAGGCCAAATCCATTCAGGGGGGACGGCGACAGAAGCAGGGTGGGGCACGTTCCCCGTTGGCCCAGCAACAACAGGGCAGTATCACACTGTGCAGGATATGTGGGGTTCAACTTCCGCTATGGACTTCGGTTATCCGGGTCGCTCACCTGTTGGTTGGGAAATTGAAAATGGTCAACCAGTCATTGGTTTCAACACCCAAGATGAGTTGCTTCACAGTGTCCCTCATGGAATTATGGCGGAACTACATGGTGAAGAAAAGGCCGCTTTATGGGGTCAACAACAATGGCAACCACTCAGCACTATGAATTACATTTCTCGTGCGAACATGATGGGTCAACGGCCTAATGATGATATAATCTTGAGGAGTGAAGACCTAATGACGTTGATGAATCCTGATTTACTTTACAAAGAAGATGAGGCAAGACCGCCTCCTCTTCTCCCAATGCACCGTCTTTTCTCCGTCAAAAATCTCGATTCGTTCCGTGGCTTTACCGGTGATTGGGTTGTTTCTGTTTACCCTGAAGGTCAACGCATCATTATTACTCGTGACGGGGATGATATTTCTGCGTATGATTCAAACGCTGATGATGTTGCTATTCGGGGTAGAACAAAGAAGCATCTCAAAAAGTTGACAGAGAAGAATTTCGTGGTTGACGCGATTAAGCGACCAAACCACATTTACATCTTCGATATTCTTGACTATGATGGCACAAATGTCAGTGATTTAAGCACCCCTGAACGGTTGAAATTACTTCGTGGGCAGTTTGATTCGTATGAGAACGCACACATTCCGTCTCCCGATGATACAGTTGTGACTGATGAGGGAGGTCTTGAAGCAGCCGTGGAGAGATTGTCCGAAGAAAACCCCCGCCTTCTACTCCGTGATGGTAAATCCACATACATGAAGGGAGAGAGAAGGCACCCAAAGTGGTTTATGCTCAGGAGGAACAAGGACATCGCTCTCATAATTCTCGATGTTCGCGGAAAAGGTCCGTTCACCTACCGTCTTGGTGCTGGGCCTGTTGATGAGGATGACCTTGGAAACAGAGGGGTGAAGTTCGATGGGGAGACATACCTCGATGTTGGGACCGTGAAGAGTCCTAAACCGTTTGAAGAAGGAGATATTGTTCGCGTTTCGGTTTCAGGTGTTAAGGAAAAGAAGCGTTCAGGACGCCTCATTTATGATGTCACCCCTAATACTATACGCGCGGGTAGTAGTATAGAGAGTCCAGCAAGCCTTGAATCTCTCAGCCTTCTTGCCAAGTCACATCCAATCATTCCTGTGCATTATGACATCGAAATGGCTGATGAGAAGATGACTCTTTCCTTTGATGGTATTGATGATGTGGTCTACAAGATGACCATGACTCGAAATGGATATTGGGTCCATGAGCCTCAAGCCCTGCTTTCTCCTCTGATGAAGTCCGACTATGCGATTCAACTTGCTGAAAGCATTCGTCCTATTTGGCACGATGTAGCAGGTGTCATGATTTCCAAGAAGTTAGAGCGTGTCAGGAGCATGACTGACCCAAAAGACCGCGAAGCATCTGAGGAAGAGTCAGCAGGAATCATTGATTCTGATGATGATGAAACCATCTTGAAGCCTGAAGAGCAGAAGAAGATGGCAGACATGCTCAGTCGAATTGCTGACTTAACTGAGCGAATCAATAAAGAAAAGATGACTGGACGAACCGGCGCTCAGGGTGTCGGTCTTTTTGGTGATGGTGTTGAATCACCTCGTGGACCAACCGAGGTTCAAGGTGAGCAAACACAGCCTGATTGGGACATGCTGGAGAGGCCTACGGAAGACCCTGAAGAGGAATACCCAGCGGCCCGAAAAAAGCGCAAAATCTTAGAGCAGTCCAACGAAACAGAGATTGAGGAACCGGAGGGGTGACTGCGTTTGGTTCATATAGATGAACGGCCCCTTGCTGGGATTAGTGTGCTTCGACAACCTCTACAACATGGCATTGAACTCCTCAAGGCGGGGTCTGACCTCGTCGTCGCAGGATATGCCTCTGTTGAACTCGTTGACAAGCAGGGAGATTTGATTACACGCTCGGCTCTGAAGGACGCCTTCAAGAAGTTCATGACAGACCCGAAGTTTAGAAATGTCCAACTCGCACATTCCAATATTCAAGTAGGAGAAGTAATTCCAAATTATACAGACAACAACGGGAGAATGTGGAAAAGCGAAGTTGATGACGCAGGAATGTTTGTTGTAGTCCAGTTAAGAAACGATATAGAAAAAGCAAGGGAGGTAGCGGCGGAAGTTCGAAAAGGAAACCTACGTGGGTTTAGTATCGGAGGACAAGCATTCAAGCGAGTCAACAAGAGCGATAACACACACGGCTCCTATCAAGAAATCTCGAAACTCGAACTTCACGAAGTAACAATCTGCGAAAAGGGAATCAACCCGGAAGCAACATTTAGAATCCTAAAAGAAGACAAGGATAACAACAAGGTGAGTAAAATGACTGATGATGTAATGGAACAAATGAGTAGCGTCCTCGAACGCCTCGAAGGACGACTGGACTCAATGGAGAAGGGAGAGTTGCCACCGGCACTCGCTGCTGCTCAGAAGGAGTCGAAAGATGAATCAAAGGGCGAATCCAAGGATGAAGCCAAGGATGAGAAGGAAGACAAGGACGACAAGGAAAAGTCCGAGTTCTCCGATGTTATCACTGCTGAATACCTCAACTGGATGGAGCATACCCTCAAGTCCGCTGGTGTTGACACGGCAGGTGCTCGTGCTCACTTCGATGATGTCGCTAAGGCTAACCTCGGCTCCACGCCGGAAGCCATCGGTGACGGTGCATCTTACTTCGCTGCTCAGGTAAAGGGTCGCGCTCAAGAAAATGGCTCACCCTCCACTAACGCTCTTTCCCGCGCTGGTCTAACTCGCGGTGGTGCTAAGGTCGAGAAGAGTGATTTCATCTCTGCTGACGCTGTGGATTCTTCCCAATTGGAAGCCGCATACGAGGTCTACAAGGCTGCTCGCGCAGAGCAGGCTTACAAGGGCGACCTTGAGAAGCACTTCGAGGCTCGCTTCCAGCAAGAAAGCCATGCTGAAGTCCAGAAGGCTGCTGCTGCTGAGTTCGATGCTCGCGGTCCTCTCGGTGAGGTCATGAAGGCTCTTGACGCTCTTAACGGGCGCATTGACAACATTGGCGCATCTGGTTCACCTATTGCTAAGTCCGATTCCTCCCCAAACATCGAGGTTCCTTCAACGGTTGACCTTGCAAACATGTCTTGGGACGAGGTCCACCAACTCGCAGGGAGCGTCTTCCGAGACGAGTGAATAATTGAAAAAAAATACGGAGATGATGAAAAATGGCACGAAACTACGTTCGAACAGTTACCGACATGGAGCGCTACTACTATGGCGCCGGAAATGCAATGGGATATTCCTACACTGGCAGCGAGTTGCTGAAGGCTGACAGCCCAATGCTCTCCTCCACCGCAGGAACCTATCAGGCAATCTATGGCCGCAAGGTCTGGAGCCAGTTGAACCAAGAGTTCAACGCTTTCTCAATCCTACCTAAGCGTCCTTGGGACCGCTCGGGTTGGCGCGTCATCACGGAGAAGCCTAACGCTGGTGTTCTTCATGGTGGTCTTGCAGAGAACGGTGTCCTTCCTGACACTGTCAAGCCTGTCTTCCAGCACGTGGCTGCAAAGCCTAAGACCATCGCTCATTCCTTCGACATGAGTGAAGTCGCTATCTTCCTTGCTGACAAGGACGATGGTATGGGAGACATCCGCTCTGTCCTCAAGGAAGAGATGGGTAAGCACCATGCTGAGATGGTCAACAAGATGCTCCTCACGGACTCTGAGACAACCGCAGGAAACAACTTCGAGTCCCTTGACCGAATCACTGGAAACGACGGTGGCTCCTCTGGTGGACTAACATCCATGGAAACTGGTGCTTCAGCGGGAACTGACCACTGTGGCGCGAGTGACCTCGACATCTACAGCATTGACCGAAGTGCAAACTCATGGTCCAACGCTGTCGTGAACTGCGGTGCAGACCGAGCAGCAGGGCAGAGGAGAACTTTCTCCCTTGACCAGTTGGATGATGTCTTCCAGCGCATGTGGGAACTTGGTGGCAACCCCAAGGTTATGCTCACTGGCTATGATACTCTAATGCGCCTACAGCAGTTGCTACAGGCACAGCAGCGATTCATGGAAGAGAAGCGCGTTACACCAACCTACAACGGTGTAAAGGGTGTTCCCGGTATCGAAGCCGGATTCATCGTCGCTACCTACAACGGTGTTCCAATCATTCCATCGAAGGACGTTGAGAAGGACGGCATCAGCCGAGTTTACTTCCTCGACACGGACTACCTATACTTCTCCACGGCAATCCCGACTCAATACTTCGAGTCCGGTATCGAGACAGGCGACCCGTTCGCTATCAACCGTCTCGGTCAGGAAGGGCTATACCGAACCATGGGCGAGGTATGGACTACCTTCTTCCGCGCACAGGGGAGTATTCGGGACTTGTCCTGATGGAGATAACAAGAACAATACGGAGATGATGAAAAATGGCAACAGTAACCTCACACACACAACTGACAGTAACAACCACCTATCTGGACATACCTATAGGTGGAAACAGTCCCGGTGCACCTGCGACAGTTCCTAATGCAGACGGCACTGTTGGTGACAACACAGCATGGCTATCCGGCACAGCGGCAGCAGGGACATACCCCGGTGCTCTTACAGGATTCCAAGCAGTGAACTCCAGCAGCAACGAACCAGTCAGTGGACTTCGACTAATCTCAGTCATGGTCACTGGTGATACAGGCACAACTCAGAAGTTCGCAGTCAATGCTTACGACTCAAGCCTGAGCCGCATCTATGCACTTATCAACTTGACAAACAACACTGACACTGATGAATCATTAGCAGCAGCAGCGACTGTTGTAGCCCACGAAACTGGTGAACTAACCTTCACAGTCGGTGGCGCTACAGACACGACCTTGATTACGCTAATCGCCGGTTGAAGGTGACAATACATGCCTATTGTGACTTACATTGGTCGCTCCCATGTGCGTCGGGCTACAGACCCTAAGATGCGCGATTGGGAACAGAACCGTCCAGTTGACGTTACATCTGCTTGGCTCGACCATTACCACCCTCGCCTTGATGAGATTAACTTCCGCATCGAAGGTTGGACTGCTACAGAAGCAGAAGAGCGTAGTGAAGACCTTGGCAATGATGGAATCCCTGATGAGGGCTGGTCCCGTAAGGATATTCAGAACTGGCTCGCTACTTATGACATCAAGCCCAAGGGCTATGCAACAAAGTCCACACTACTCGAACTCGTCGCAACTGTTATGAGTCCAGACGGAGTGGCAGAGACAGAAGAACTCGTAGCAGAGTCCGCAGAAGAAGAAGAGTGATTTGAATGGCAGTAACTATTGACACCCGACCTACCTATTTTGGTGACCGAATGATTGTAACAGGCTCATATGCCGCTACTGACACAAGTATTAACCTGAGTGGTCTTCTTGTAAGTATTGATGCAGTTATCATTAACTCTGCACTCGCACAGGTTAAGCATCAGGATGTTGACATTGCAAATGGAACCTCCTACGCTGCTGTGAGTGCCCCTCTACATGACACCTTCACCTTCAGTGGCTCTACTATTACGGTCAACCCACCCTTTGCTGGCATGGATACCGCTGGTGGAACTTTCCTTGCGATTGGTCGCCGCTCTTGAGGGCGGTGATTTAGATGGCAAAGTCAGTTACAATTCTTGGGCCTTTTCCGCCAAAGAACTTTGCTGACACTACATTGAGAACAGCAATCGCTACAGACATTAGCACCGCTATTGGTGGTAATACTTGTGTATCTTGTGACCCACATACAGTGCTTGGAAACATCTACATCATAGTGACTACAAGTTGAGAGTGAGTGGTATGCATGGGTTTGGAACTTCACACAATTGAGTTTTCAGACATCGAGCGTATGCAAAAACAAGCAATCCGTTCTGATGTCAACCTTGACCTTGGTGCAATTGCTGACGAAGAACGTCCGCTACAGGGCGTTGTGAGTGAGCAACGTAATCGAAATACCGAGGCCGCTGACATCCTTAACATCGGTAAAGGGACACGTTGTCAACACTGCGGTATGCTCCACTTCTTATGGCGAGAGACATGTGGTGCATGTAAGCGCCCTATGGAATACAACCTTGGTCACCGAGACGAGGAGGCAAGGGAGTAGATGCCAGTTGTCTTTAGTCCCGGTGAGCCTGAAACGCGGCCTCTCGACCCTACTGCAATTGTCTATACCACTGCTCAAAAAGTTGCTGACTTCCTTGCTATTGGTCCTCAAGACGCTGTGCTTGTCGCTGCTGATTCTGTTTCTGACGGCGTCTATGTTACTGGCGCAGATTACCGCACAATAGGATTTGAAGTTGGGGATACCATTTTCATTTACAGTGATGCAGACCCTCTTGGATTGGAGAAGACCATCACTGCTATTTCGAACGGTGGAGCAAGTGGTGTGAAACTCGCATTCACTGGTGGGTTCACTCACGCTGATTATCAAGCAGCAGACAATGCGTATGTCCAGAATACATCCTCATTCTCCAATGGAGCAGTAGGACGACAGCGTGGCATGACGAAGGCAATTGTTGAGGCTCGTATTAAGGAAACTCAGGATAAGATAGATAATATCACACATAATGCTTGGCGACCCTACCTTGTGAGTGCAGAATACATCAATTTTGACACATACAAGCCTTATCGCCGACGATATTACACAGATTATGTCGGGACAACCCCACTTCTTTTCCGCAATGTCCAGCAAATGTTGCGTATTGAACTATGGCAAGGTGACGACTACCGTGAGATTTGCGGTGCTGAGGCTCGTATCAAAATCCCTGAAGATGTTAGGGCTATTAGCGGCTCGATAGTTATGTCTCCGGGTAATGGAACTGCTGCTGTTCTCACTGCTGGCACTGGCACTGGGCAGTGGCGTGCTGATTTTGACGCTACAACTACTGCACAAAATCTCGCTGACCTCATCAACAAGGAAGACCGAGTTAGTAAAGCAGCAGTAGAGTTTGCATCTGCATTTACTCTTGAAGGCTCAACAAGCAACGTCGCTGTCCACAATGAGTTCCTTGCATCTGCAAACGCGGACTACGGAACAGGTGTTGTAAAGTTGACAAGCATGAGAGCCGTAAAAGGTGGCGAGTCATGCTCGATAGTTGTGACAGATAGTAGTGTCACACTGTCACAAACTCAGGTGAACACTGCAACTTTCAGTAGCCTTGACTCAACTACAATTAACGTAGATTCAACAAGTGGCTTCGCGAAGGCAGGTGTTTGTGTAGATGCCAGTGGTGATGTCTTTCGATACACTGGAACGACTGCAACATCCTTCACCGGCTGTGTTATCGTCGTGGGTAGCGCTCTCAGCGATATTGGCGGACAAATAACACAACATACTCTTTTGGTAGACCTTCAAGGTGGAAGTAGTAGTGGGGATGTAGGACGCCTAAGAGATTGGTGGCTCGACCACGAGGAAGGCATTGTCTACTTCAACAACTCATATCCCTTCTTTGAGTGGAACGCTGTCAAGGTTGCTTACATCTATGGAGAGCGATATTTGGAAAAGGCGATAGAAGAGGCTGCGACTAAGATGGTTGCTGCTGACTTACTGATGTCTGATGACCGCAGCGTCCTCATACCTGAAGGCACACAGAATGTAGACATCGGAGCAAAGGTGCAACTTTTACGTCAAGAAGCAGAGGCCATATTGAGACGCTACACGGAGATTGTGGTGTTTGAATAATGGATAAGCGGAGTATGATTGACGACATCTTTCGAGATATGATGAGCGATTACAGTAAATCCAGCGTCCAAGAAGAATTGAAAGAAGTCCTTACTAAGATGCCAGCAGATTTCAGAGACACTGTAGAGACAAGAGAACTCAGATTGGAAGGAATCGAGAAAGAGGGAGATGGATATTTCAGAGACAGAAAGCCTGTGCCTGATGAAATCCTTGAACATGTCATGAACAGGGTGGATGAAGTTATGCTCACAACCTCTCCTTTGCTCTACGAATATGGGTTGGTTTATCGTGGTGGAGTCCTTCTACCTGATAAAGCAGCATTGATGCGGGGTGATGAGTGATGGTCGCGACATTCGATGAAGCACTCACATCTGTCCTCAACACTCTCAGTGATTGGAATCGTGGCAACACAGACAACATCAAACCAGTCATCGCTGACGTTGCTACACTCACTCCTGAGCGCGGTAAGCGTCTCGATATGTCCCGACAGGACTTCGTTATGTGCTACGAGACAGCGCACAACGAAGAAACTCCTGAACTTCTCTACGACTTTGTCACCACGCGGGTGAACATCACGATTGACATCCGCACATCGCGAAGTCGAGAGCATCTGAAAAAGATGGAGAATGAGGTGCGACGCCTCGTTCATCTGAAGAGAAAAGGCGACGGAACCAACTTCGACCGAATGGTGTTCAAAACACGCACGGATTTGTCCGATAGGACGAAAATGTATTTTAGAATGACCTTTCAGACCGAAGTTGTTATCTTCGCGGAACTTATCCCATGAGGTGTAGAGCATGCCATCCACAGTATACAAGGGCGATTTGACCGAGATTTCCTTCGGTCACGAGACAGGTTTAGTGTTGACACATAATTACAATTCATCATCGTTCACGTTTACACATACAAGCACTGATAGCACTGCTGGAACCAGCCTTATTACACTAACTAATGGTGCTGCATCTACTCCGGTTCAAAGTGGAGTGCTCAAGTATCCAATCGGTATGCTCGTTGGTGCAAAATTAAGTATTATTGGAACTAACAGTTACACTGCTGATGATAACGCTGCTACTGGGAAACAATTTACTGTCGTCGCTCAAACATCAACTACTTTTACAGTTACACCTAAACTTTCTACAGCCACATCTACCGCGTCATCAGGGACTGATGCTCTTGTCTTCCATTCTTTCGCTCTTCCTGCTCTCGATATAGACAGTGGGTATAACGCCGCAGCCAATAACAGCAGTGAATCTGTTCTTACAGACCAGTTCCTTGGTGTTACGACTGCTGTGACGTTACCTGAGACAAGAGTAGACCTCAAGCGTTACCATGTTGTTGGGCTTGGTCGTGATGTCTCGGTGCAAGTTCCGGGTCGCTTCATCAATGAAGGTGGCTCCTTTGAAGTCAACATGCACAATCCTCGATGGCTCTACTACTGCCTTGGTATGGAAGCAATAGATGTAGGAACTGAATATGATACTCTTTGTGATGATAATGATTATCTTTTGAATGGAGCAGTGTCTGCTGGTGCATCTCTTCTTGTTTTTAATAGTTCAAGTGCTGCTACACCTACATTCAAAGCAGGTTCATCCGCTGTTGCGGCTGGTGATTATGTTATCATTAAAGATACCACTACTGAGAGTATAGTTTCTTTCAAAGAAGGTGATAGTGATTCTTTCACAGATTCTACTTGTGATACTGACCATACACCATCAGGTGGTGATGCTACTGCATTTGGTGGTAATGCAAAAATCATTCAAATGGATTCTACTGCACTTCTCAAGGTTGGGATGGCAGTATCAGGCACTGGTATTGCCGCTGGCTCTGTAATTACTCAAATTGATAGTGCTACGTTATTCAGAGTAGACCTTGATACAACCGCAAGTAATAGCAATCAAACGCTTACATTCAGTAGCACTTTTGGTGCATCAGCATCTAATATTTACTACAATACGACAGAAAAAAGTGAAATCCGTCGAATTGTTTCTATTGCTCAATCAAGCGGCGCTGGTCAAATATTCCTTGATAGCCCGTTATGTTTCAGTCATGCTGATGATACTTCAATTCGCTTTGCTCGATTTAATGAGCATACTGCATCCACAGGCACTCTTATCAACAATGGTGGCGGATACTCGGCAACTCACACAAGTGCGATGACTGTAGATGGTGTTGACGCAAGAGAGCAATTCGCTATTGGTGATACTGTTTTCAATGCAAGTAAGCAAAGAGTAGGTGTTGTGACCGCAATTGGTAGTGCGACTTCAATTACTATTGGTGGTGGAACTCTTATTGACGTTGCTGATAATGAACATCTTTACAATCATTCACGACATGGAAGTCCTGATAGATTATCTGATGGGACTTTGACTAACCCTGTGACTCGTCTTCTTTATTCACGTAGCCATGTGCCATCTTTCGCAATGGAAGTCAGTATTCGTCGTCGTGATAATCAGGCTGATGATGGGACTACCGCCGAAGTTGTAGATGGTGGAACTTCTGATGCGAAGCAGTTGACTCGTTTGTTCCGTGGATGTAAAGTCAAGGAGTTCTCTTTGACTGCTGATACAGATGCGGCACTTCGCCTCTCTGTTGGTTTTGATTCTGCTCTCTGTTATACAGACACAGGTCGTCTTGAAGACGCTAACAAAGGTGACCGATACAATACGCATCGCATCTTTGAGGATACTGCAAACACAGACATTACGCGAAAAGAAGCAGGTATCGCTGTTGGCACTCAAAAGCCATACATGTTCTACAATGGAACCATCACAGTTGCGGGAGTCCAGATTGGACAAGTTGTATCTTTCACAGTCACTGGAACCACTGGTGTGCAGCAATTCTACACCATAAACGGTGCACCGATTGCTGATGCGGCTACTGACCAAGTTCCGTTTGCTGGTGCTCGTAATGCAAGTATTGCTGTTGAAGGTCAGACAGAATACATGGCTGACTTAGAAATTATCGTGGATGACCCTGTGTTTTACCACAAGATGCGGCGTGCTGTAGACCACGATGCTACAACTACAAACATGATTAAATTATCATTTACAAAGGCCGGTAGTTCCGGCACACGTGAGAGCATAGACATCTATCTCGATGACTACGTCATCACTGAGGCTCCACTCCCTATCCCTGAAGACAAGGGACCAATTCGCGCACCGCTCAAGGTCATGCCCAAAGCAATGCGCGTGGTTTCAACGGATACTCTATTCCATTGCTGAGGTGAAAAGATGATGCCAACGCCCCGTGAACGTGTCTATCACTTCCGGCGTAAGACCGCTCAAGGATACGGCGAGTGGTTTGCACAGCGTATGGGGGTTGAAGGAGAGATTCTCATTTCTCATCGCTCTCGTGATTTGATAGAAGAAGCCGTGCTTTCCCAAGCCTCAGTATATAAACCAGCAGCAAAAAGCCCTGATAGTGATGCGAACGAGACAGATGTGACACCTGAAACTGTCACAGATGTCACAGTAGAAGACATCCCTGACTCGGCAGAGTTTCCCAATGACATTTCCTACGATGCTATGACGCTCGTTGAACTCCGTGAGGAGTGCAAGCGTCGCGACCTCCCGTATTACGGGACCAAGGCTGAAGTCGCCCTGCGTTTGCGGCGCGACGACGAAGGTATCGAGGAAGCAACCACGGCTGAGTCCGAGGCCCCCGCTGATGAAGCGGCTGCCGAAGAACAGCCGGATGCCCCCGACGAAGAGTCGGCTGTAACCGAGGTGGAAAATAATGCCAGTAGTGGACAAGAACAAACTGTTGAGACAAACGAATGAGACAAAGCATACAATCCCGATTGACCCTGATGACCCTGATGCGGTCATGGAGGTGTGGATTAGGGATATTTCATTCTTCGATATACAACGAGCCACACAGGAACTTTTCGACATCGGTGGAGGAGGCGAACTTAGCCTCAACCTCGAAGCATATTGGCGCTTCGCCTTTACCAGTTGGATTATGAAGACCAACCCTACTCTCTCTACTGATGAGATTTTGAATCTCAAGGGTGATGTTGGGAACGCAATCTCCTCTCTACTCCCCAGTCCTGATGAACTTGCACAGACCGTGCAAGGGGGGTTTACGAAGGGCGACAGCGCGTAGTCGAGGATTTCCTCGCACGCAAGGCTGTCAATAGCCCCGAAGATTTGGTCCTACAATTGGAATTGTGGGCTTACATGGTAGCAAAGCACTACGGAGTATCACTAAAGGAAGTAGATGAAATGAATCCAGATACTTTCCGCCGTTCTCTCGTATGGGCGCTTGTTGCGCGTAAGGAAGAGGAAAAGGCGAATAAGCGGCAACGCCAAGAGGCAAAGAGTGGCGGGCGAGAGACAGTGAGCGTTGACTACTCATTCCTTGACAGGGAGGACTTCTGATGGCTGGAATCGCAACACTGGCTGGCAGCCTCAGCACGCTTGGCACTCTTTCGCAAAGTGTCTCATCTACGTTCAGTTCCCTCGGCTCAGTATTTAGCGGGGCTATGAACACTGTCAAAGAAGCGTTCATGAACATCTGGAATACAATCAAAGAGAAGTATGAGCAACTAAAGGCTTGGATAGATGAAAATCTTGGTCCGATTTGGGATTTTATTAAAGAGAGAGCGATTGCCGCTTGGGATGGTATCAAGGCCGCTTGGGACGCAGTGATTGTTCCGATATGGGAATGGCTCAAAGAAAATGGAGCCGCTGCGTGGGAGCAACTCAAAGTAGACGCCTCCGGCACTTGGGACGCTATCAAGGGTGTTTGGGATACGGTAATTGTGCCCATATGGGAATGGCTCAAAGAGAACGGAGGTGCTGCATGGGAAGCCGTAAAAACTTCAGCAGAATCTGTATGGCAATCAATCAAAGACACTTGGAATAATGTTGTGGTCCCAATATGGGATGGTTTGAAGGTTACAGCGACAGGAATTTGGGAATCCATCAAAAACACTTGGAATGGAACGGTTATGCCGATTTGGGATAAACTCAAAGAAAAACTTGGAGGAATATGGAACACTGCTAAGGAAAACTGGAAGGGTTTCACTGGAAAAATCAATACATGGTGGGTCAAGTTGAAAGGCACAATCGGTAATATTAGAGCAATCCTTGGAGGAATATGGGACACTGCTAAGGCAAAATGGGAAGAGTTCAAGAATAAAATCAAAGAAGGATACAAAAACGTCCTTGACCCAATAGTAGAAGGTCTAAAGACGGGTTTTAATGCAATCAAAAACACCTTTGAGTTCATTAGTTCACTGATAGGTGACATCGTTTCTACGGCTGGTGACCTTCTTGGCGATGCTATTGGGATAGCAACAAACGCTGTATCAGGTTTCTTCGATGGTGGTAGTGCTACTGGAACGACGGCCACTGGCGGTGGCGGTGGCGGTGGCGGTGCCTCTACTATCAACATCACAGTCAATGCCGGAGGTATCACAGACCGCACAGACAAGCGCGAACTTGCGCGTGAAATTGGTAATATGATTCAACAAGAAGTCGCTCGCGGACAGGGTGGTAGCACCATGAGTGGGAGGATGTGAGTATGGCAAGTGGTTATGCAACTCCTATCCGCCTCATCCTTGATGATGATGAGAAGACAGCAATTCGTCTTGACGCTACCCGTATTGGTATGAGCGTAGAACGTAGAGTAGGAGGGTCACCAATTCCATTTACTGGTGGTAAGCGATTTGGTATTGACCTTAACATGTCTAATTCTACTATAGTTATTGACGGTGTGTTTGTAGATGACACTGTAGACAGAACATCTACGGATGTTGTGGGCGCAGTGGCTGATATTGATTTTGGAAAAGCAGCATCAGCATTACCGGGGTCACCTGCATTAGAGGCAAGTGTAGATGCAATGGTTGGGGCTGGTCTTTTTAATAGACCTACTTCATATGTTCTTCGTGATAAGAGTGCAGCAGTTGTTATTGAGTTTACAATTTCTAATTTTACCGACAACGGAACTGGTGGAGGAACTGCTTATGGTGCCAGCAACAATGCCTATCTTCAAGTCGGTGGCTCATCAGGCACGGAATGGAAAATAAGAGGTAGAGGTCATGGTGGTAGTGATGCAACAACCGCTGAAATTGCTCAAGCAATTCACCATTTGATGAATAATCAAACAATTGGCGGTGTTGCATTAACAACTAAGTTTACTACTACACTTACTGATTCAACTAACACTGATATTGCGACTGTGGCAAACAAACGTGTGGTATTTACTGCGACTGGTGACAATAAGGGCCTTTACTTAGAAAATGCGATTTATCCAACAGGATTTGGAAATGGAACGCGTGCTAATGGGTCATTTAGCATGGTGAGTTTTGGCGCTAACGCTTCCAGTGGTTTCCGAAAATCAGCCGGAGACAAGGTGCAAGACCTCTATGGTATTCTTCACAATACAATTCGTAGTGGCTCTGCTGCGTTATCAGGCTCAATATCAACAGCAATGGGAATAGGCACT